CGCTTGGCGTGAAAGCACTCAAAGAAGTACCCCGTGTTGCGTCGCGGGTTACTGAACGCGAACCAGTACCTATCTAATATGTTCTCCGTAAAGAACCCCGCCCCCACCGACCAGATGCCGTCAGGAATACCCGACGCCTCATCAAAGATCAACATCATCCCATCGTGGTTGTGCACCCCCGCGTAGCTGTCAGGGTTCTCCTCTGACCACAGCTTGCCCTCTGCCGCCCAGTAGCGCGTACCCTTCCTCAGGTCACGCTCCACGATGTCGCACAGCCACTTAGCCGGTTGCAGCTTGGTTGCGCTGATCTCCCACCAGTGCGCGTTGATGATCATCGTTGACCACTTAGTCAGCTCACCCCAGGTCACCGACCGTAGCTGCGCCTCACTGTTCGCGCTCACGATCACGCTTGACCCTATCCGTGTGGACAGCATCCACATGATCAGCCAACTCACCAACGCCGACTTACCGATCCCTCGACCTGAACTGACTGCCTCTCGCAGCGTGTCCATGTCCACCTTACCCTTGTTATCTTGTATGTGCGCCTTGATGTCGCGCAGCACCTGCCGCTGCCACATGCGCGGTCCGCCGTACTTTGCCAGTGGCGTGTTCTCCTGCCCCCACGGGAAGGCGAACAATACAAACGCTTCCGGGTCGTCTTTAATCGCGGGGGACCACAACCGCGTCATCAGCAGTTGCTCGTCCTCTGGACTGTATATTGGTTTTTGCATGTGTTAGCTTTTCACTTTGTGGCGTCACGTCGATCACTTTACCCTCATCGACGCGCGTCTCCGCCGCTCTGAGCGCGTCGATCACGCTGATGCGCTGGTCTACCTCAATACTCACCGCCTGCTTGGCGACCCAACCATGCGTGTGCTTCAGTATCTCTAGCGCCGCCTTAGAGTCGCCTTGCCGCGCTGCGTTCAACATGTGCTGGCTGTGTTCGCGCTCACTATCTGCGCGACCCTTAAGTTCGGCAATTTCGGCAAGTTTGTCATGCTGTTTAAGTAGCCGGTACTCTACAGGTAACAACCCTGCCGCTAGCGCCAACGAATCTTCTTTCAATCCTAGATACGCAGCGTCGTATATGCGCTCCAGTACAGCTTCTGTCGCTTTGATTTCTCGTACTGTGATGGGGAGACTTTTAAACATATGCCAATTTTACCAAGATGACCTAAGCGTAAGGGATTCTAATACTTTTGGCTAGTGGACTTCTAAAAATAAAAAAATTTCTTGTGGACCCTCCGGCTCCAGCCGACCGGTCGGCCGGACCTACCCGGGGGCTCCAAGCAAAAACCCAAAAACCGATTGGCAGTTTGGGTCATGCTCTAGACTTTGTAGCGATTGGCAAGTTGGGTAATGCTCTAGACTTTAGGACAATAGGCAATCTAGGCAATGCTATGCACTTTGTAAACATTGGCAATCTTGGCAATTGTTCGGACATTGCCAAGATTGCCAATGATTTTGGCTGGTTTCATGCGTCGGGGGCGGGGAGGGCGAAAAGCCCAAAATCATTGGCAATATTGGCAAGATTGTCATGTCAGAAAAGTTAGCCTAGCCCCACACATAGGCTGATCAATCTTTTTTTTTTTTAGATGACAATATTGCCAATAGCCCCACAATCCCCTTGTAAATCAGCGACTTAGCCTATGCAATCCTATGCCATTTTTTTAGGTTTTATTGGCAATTTATTTTGCCAATCCCACGCCTTGACTTCTGCAAAACAATGCTTTACAATAAAGGCCGCAGCACACAAACAAACGAACAAACAGGAGCAAAACAGATGGCAACCGAAAACCACAATCGTTATTACTTCCTTTTTGACGACGCTCGCAAAGTCCGCAGCGCCAATCGTAATTTGATTCTCGACATCATTGGCGACGCTTACGACAACGCTTGCGACACGATCAGAATCGATAAAGCCGCGCCAGCTGCTGATTGGGACGTGCTGTTTGTCGGCACGATTCAAAGCCAGCTTTCCCAAGGCGTGAACAGACACATTAAAACCTGGTTTGCTAACCGTGGCATCACGTACTAATACAATTCTCGACTTTATGCGCCTACTGACGTGGGCGCATAGGGGCGCGCATTGTGCCGACACTCAACTAAAGTAAAGGACAATTAATCATGGCAACTTACAACGGCTGGACAAATTACGCGACCTGGCGCGTCAATCTTGAGATGTTTGACGGGTCGGAAGGCCATTGGGATCATCACAGCGCTAAAGAGTTCGTTGAGGACATAATTTACTCAACCACGCCTGAAGGCGTTGCCCGTGATTACGCTTTAGCTTTCATTGCCGACGTTAATTGGCATGAGATAGCTGACCACTATCAAGACGAAAATGAGGAAGCATGATCGCGTTATGACGCCCAAAGGCTTAGGCATGGTCGAAGGCGTGCACGGCGATAGCATCACCGTGCGCCTGATCGGCCAACGCTTTCCGCTGCCTGAGTGGCTCGTGTATCCGCGCAAGCAATTGCGCCTAGTGCGCGATAAGAAAACCATTGAAAACTATGGGGAGGCTTTGTACTAATGAACCCAACCAGAGCCGCGCATAAGGTCGTCAGCATGTACGGCGATCATGCGCTTGTATTTTGCTCTTACATGGCCGATAAGTTCGCCCACGATGGGCTTGGTTACCGCTACTGGCTAGCAGTAGCTCATATTATTGAAGGGATAAGAAATGGACCTAATAATTGATTGGATAGTTGCGCTCGTGTTCGGTGTTGCGCTCGCCTGTGCAGTCTTTTTTAACCTATAGGGGACTCATATGACTGACGACAATAAACCGCCTGAATGGCTTGCGCTGTTAGCGCATCAAATAACGCCAGATAAATGGTGCGTACCTGTGGAGACCGTATGGCGTAGGTACGGATGGAAGCCACCAAGCACCGAGTGCGCCGAAACCATGCAGAAGCACAAAGCGTTTAGAACATGGACGCTTCCGCCATGCTAGCCCTACTGATCGGCTCAATCGTTGCGTGGATTGTCTTTGAAATGCTAGACTTGTAATTGGAACTTCTCCCCCTCCTGTGGTTGGCTTTGCTGCCAATCTTCAAGCCCGTCCAAGTGACGGGCTTTTTTTTGTCTTACTTCACTAGCGCCATCTTCGATGCAGGCGCGCTATCTTCAACCAAGCGTCTAAGCTCCGATTTGCTTAGTCTATTGGCAAGCTCAGGCGCAGCAAAAACGTGCTTTTTAGTCGTATATTCCGCGCTAGCTAACCGGCCCACGTCAATCCAACCGGCCTCCTTAAGCGCATGTAACAGCGCGGCCTGGGGAACCTTAACGCCTGCGGGCATACTGCCAAGCAATCGGTCGATAAGCGCATGGAAGGGCGACCCAACTACGCCCTTAGCAAATTCGCCCTTGCGATGGCGCATCATATCCACAAGCCAGGACTCAGCCGTCGACATCGAGTGCTCGACAAGGTTCGATTTGAACTCAGTCCAAGCAGGCGTAGCGGCAGGGTTAAACGCCGATACGTCGCGTTGATAGAGCCATGCGGCAATGGCAACGAACCCATGAGACTTATACCAATCCCATAAGCGTCGCGCATCATTGTCGCGCATACGTGGCGCACGCGACCAGATGCAAAACCAACGCCTGTCCTGTGAATCAAGCGATATGGGCAGCGGGTCATTGGTAAACGACAGCACGAACAATCGGTTGAGCATGTCATAAGGGTGTAAGCCCTTACGGTTCACGGGCAGCAACTCAGGAGGCGCAGCGATAATAGGCTTGAGTTTGTTCGCCAGTGCGCGACGCGCAGCCGCTTCGGGTTCCTTCAACTCGTTAATAATCAACACTTCCGACTCAAGTTGATATCCCCACTGCGACGACAGCGAGTCATTATCGAGCAGACCGCGATTCTTTAGTCCTGGCCCGCACACGGCCCAAAGAAAAGGCGCCCACATAGTGTCTTTACCGCAGCCTTGATCGCCGCCATGCAACACGGCGTGATTGATCTTGACCTCAGGGTGCTGCAACTTATACGCCATCACATTAAATAGGTGCTCGCGCTCGTTAGGCTCAGGCACAAGGCGCTCGCAATGCTCAAGCCAAGGGCTAATATCCCCAACGAAGGCCTTATCGACCACGGGGCGCGCATCGCGCCAACGGTTGCCATACACGTCGCCATCACGCGCAACGAGCAAGCTCTCGCCCGCAGCGTAGGTGATGCCAACCAGGGTGCGAGCGCCCATCGCCTGGCGTTGCTCATCATATGCGGTAGCGGCCTCGACCTTGCGCTTACTGTTGATCGATATGCAGTTCACATGGCGATAAAGCGCATTGAATACGTAGCGCGGCACCTCGCGCCTATCTTGCATGTCAAAAAACGAGTCATCGGACAAGATGTACGCAAAGCGCTCAAACCAGCCCTTCATCTCCACGCGACCAAGCTCTTTACGCTCGACTTCTTCGATGACCTTTTTAGCGTCGTCACTGAAAAAATTCGACGGCTCGATTTTATTAAGGGTCGATTGCATGGTGACCGCAAGCAGATCATCGCGCAAGCCAAGCGCGTGCTCAGGGCCGCCCTGCTCGGCAACCCACGCTAAGAACGTCTTCGTGTCGAAGTCAACGCAGTGCGAGTGCAGGCAGCAGTACGCGCGCAAGGCAGGCTTATAACGCCCCTCTGGGTTGCCGTCCGTGTGCGCGGCATGGTTCGGGCAGATCACGCCAGCCCAACCCTCTTGGTTCGGACGCGACAAGACAAGACCCTGACCGGCAAGCCACGCGAAGACGTCATCATCGCCCGTGTCGACGATCTTGATCGGGCTTGGGCCTGCGCTATCAGCCTCAGCAGGCGTAACGCCCATCGCCTCGCAAAGCTGCGCGAGCGTGAACAGCCGATCGGGGTGGAACTCGATAAGCTGCGCGGCGAAGTTATTGCGACCTGGCTTTAGATTAACTGAGCCAGGCAGGCGAAAGTTACGCACGGCGTTAGTCGCGCCTGGGTCGGTGTAGCCTGCGTTGGCGATCGCTTTAATGGCCGCACTAAACTCGCCCTTAGTGGGTTGATCATCGCCAAAGGCGTAGCCCCACTGAAACGACCCTGGCGAAGTCTCCATCACCCACGTCGGCGCAAGTGATGGCGCCTGCGACTTAGTGCCCACGTCATCAAGCACGAGCACTAGACAATACTCGCAGTTAGCCGCCGATGCCGACACATGATCGCCAAAGCGATCTAAGATAAAACTTGCCGTGTTGCCGTACCACGCCTGATCAGGCTTGATCTTTTTAATATCCGGCAGATGGGCAGGCCATGTGCACTTGATCGCGCCATCTGCGTGGAACTGTAGCTCACCGTCCTTAAGTTGCGGCTTTTGCCGCACGATAAGCGGTGTCTCGCCCTCAGGCGCAAGAGAGATTAGGAACTCCAAAAAATTTTTTATCATTTCCCGTACCTTGTCATAATGTTGATCTCGGCCTCTAAGGGCAGACCGCTTGCCCATGCGGGCGACGTACACATGACGCTATGCAGCATCGCCACCGCAGCGTCAGCGTCAAACGCTGG